CCTTGCGAGCTCGTCATCTCGGCTTGTACCGATTCGGGCGACACTGTGCCGCCCGTCCGCACTTCGCGTTGTGTCCAGTGCTTCATGCTCGCTTGCCCATGATAGTGCGCGTTGCGCCGATAGTGTACTCGACTTCATGGCCGACAATCACAAGGTCGTCGGTCGTCTCGACTTCGAACGCGAACCAGGCGCACGACTGCTCGGCAATCGAGACCCGAAGCGGCACGAGACGCTCTTGCCGGTACTGCGTCGAACTGCCGAGCGTCGCGTTGTCGTACGTCGGCAAGTCGGCGGCGTCGGGCGGTTGCGCAAGGTACGACCGTTCGGTGACGGTCGAAAGCGAGAAGTCTTTCAGATGTCGAACGGTCACCGTCGGTTGCCCGGTTGTGAGACACCAGATGGTGACGTATTGCACTTTCTTTTGGGCCGTCGCGTTGCCGAAGTCGTTCCACGTGGAACGGTACAGGCTCGTCGGCGGTGCGTTGTAGCTGAAGACTTGCTCGTCGACTGTGCCACCCATTGCCCGACGGGCCGTAATCAGGAAGACGCCCGCTTCGGAACCGGCACCGGCTTCGACGCCCGTGTTGTGCCCGAAGACAAGCGTGCCGTCGTACATGGTCGACAAGGCGCCGACGGGAAACCCGGTGCGGGTCGACCAGGGCGACAAGCTCGTTTCGAGAAGGTCGATATGCAACACGAAGCCAAGCGACGGCCGGTCTTGCCCGTCGGCGGGTGCGTAGACATGGTATTCACGCGTCTTCGGCGAAAACGCACCGACGGCCTTCGCATGCAGGTCGGGCGTCAAGCGGTCGACGAGCTCGCGTTGCGCCGTTGTCAGTTTCAACACGTCGAAGGTACTACCGCCCTGCAATCCGCCGATGACTGCGTACACGCCGTCAAGCGCAAGGAAGACAAGCCCGAGACCGGGCACGGCGGCGACGCTATGCGGTGCGCGGCACGTTACGCCGGTCGCAATCGTCGACGACTGAAAGCCCGAAGCGACGTTGCCCGTGATGACGTCGATTGCGTTTTCGCGGAAGACAACCAGGCACGCATAGTGCGGGAAGATTGCAGTAACACCGCCCGCCGTTTGCCCGCCAAGGCGAAGGAAGCCGTCGGCCGCGAACTCTTCGATGCGACCAGGTCGCGAGTAGTACACGGTGTCGGCGTCTTCGATACCGCCGTCGAGCCACAACACGCCGGCCCAGAAAGCCGAGAACCGCGCACGCGGTGCCGGTAGTCCGACGGTCGGTACGGTCGGGGCCGGTACTGCAAGCTCACTTGTCAAGGCGGCGTCGAAGTACAGCTCGTCGACGTTGTTGTATATGCGGCCGACTTCGAAGAGCTCGTTGTTGGCTTGGTACACGTAGTCGTCGGAATAGTTGCGCGTGCGGTACAACACACGGCCGACGGTACCTTCGGGGCCGGTCGGAATCGACAAGGCGATTGCAGCTCGAAAGCCTTTCGCCGATGTCGGCATAGTCCACGACAACGACGAAGGAGCCGACAAGGGCGACTCGCTACCGGTGTCGGTAATGAACGACACCGACCAGTCAAACAGACTTTGTTGGTCCGAATCGGTTTCGCCCGTCGGAAAGCCGAGACCCCATAGGCCGGCCGTTTCGCCGACGACCCGCGACGAGAACGGGCACCAAAGCGACGTTCGGCCGCCCGATGCCGTTGTTTGCGATTCAGTGCCGGGGTCCATCGGTTCATTGCGTCGCATTTCGACCGGTGCCGGTGCCGACGCGAAGCCGAGCGCCCGCACGCAACGGCCCGCCGTGCTTGCGACTTCGACGGCGTCACCAAGCGGCCACGGGCGCACAATCACCGGCCGGTCGACGCCGTTCGTCACAATCACCCGGTCGCCGACGTCCGTGTACCAAGACCCCGGTTCGGTCGCGGTCGGGATATGTCGGCCGCTTTGGAACGTGAGAAGCTGCGTAACGCCGGCAACGTCGTACACCGCTTGCAGCTTGCCGTCGGACTCGAAGAAGACGAGCTGCCGACCGCCTTGCGCCAAGTGTTGCGACACGTGCAACGAGTACACCGGCCCCGTTGCCTGGAACGGCCCGAAGCCCGCTGCGGTGTCGGGGTTAAACTTCTCGTACCCGATACGCGAAGACCAACCGCCCGAAGTTGCGTCAATGGTCCAGTTTTCGAGAACTTGCGCGTTTTGCGGATTGCCTGGCAACCGCGTCTCGACGCCGCCCGTCGTCGGTGTCTGTTGGATGGTACCGCGCACGGGCTATCCTACGGCGTGAAGGTCAAAGGACCGAAGGGGTTCGGGTAGTACCGGGCGTTTGTGTACGCTTCGCCTTTGATGATACGCCGCGGCGTACCCTTGAGGTACCGGGCTTCCATCGCCTGATACAAGACGACCTTCTTGCGGGCGTACACTTGCGAAAGCGCGACGTTGTCGTGTTTCAAGCAAAGTTGTTCGAGTGCCGCGTATGCGATTACTTGCGCGTAGGCCTGCGGCACAAGTGGCACGTCGTGGTCTTCTTGCATGTCCTGCGGTGCCATCAACCGACGAAGCCGCATGCGCGTGTTGCCCGACGGGTGCGGGTACAGCTCGAAAGACCGGTATACGCCGCCCGTTGTGCGATACCGCACCGAAGACTCGGCAAAGTTTTGCGATTGCAACACCGACAAGCGCGTGTCGACCGACAAGGTAACGCCGCCCGAAGGCGATACGGTGTCGACGCCGTTGACCAGGTCGGCAAGTCGCACGGGTGCGTCGATACCGACTTGCGTGCACGTGAAGTAGTACCGCCGATAGAGCCCGGTGCGGTCGAGAAGAGTTTCGGGCGTTAACGTAATCTCTTCGGTGTCCTGCAAGGTGACCGAAAACGCCGGAGACAAGGCCGACTCAAAGCCGCCCGAGAACTGTGCCGGATATTCGACGGGGCCGGCCGTGCCCGGACAACGTACATTAACGAGATAGACTTGCAGTGTACGAACGCCGCGACCGGCACCAAGCGAGACGACGGAAACGCCGGTAACGGCACGCGGTGCGGGCACGCGACGCGACCGCGAAGGCATGAAGGCCGTCGGCGTGCCGAGCTCGTCGGGGTCGAGCTGTACGTCGTCGCGTTGCCATTTCGACAACTGGACTTGCGTGCGGGGCAACGAATCCGACATGTCGAGCACACCTTCGACGGTCATCGTGTCGGACGGCATGTAGATTTGACGTTGCTTGACGGTTGCCTGTCCTGTCGACGTCGGCCCGACATACTGCGAGGTGAGATGCAAGGTCGTCGCGTTTTCGACCCATGCGATTTCGTAGTCGATACCCGCAAGGCGGATTGTGCCGCCGTCGAAGGTGCTACCCGGTCGGACGGCCGAAGCCGAAATCGGGAAACCGGTACCGGTTACCGTGCTCGACCCGTTCGTTGCACTGACCGTCACAACAACGTCGGTTTGCACCTGCAAGTCGTCTTCGACGACACTGAACGACCAAGGACGGTCGGTCAAGATGCGGGTTTGTGCGTCGTTCAGAAGGTCAGTGAGCTGGTTTTCATAGGTGACGTTCGTCGGGTCGTAGTCGAGCAGGTTGCCCATGAACGCGCGCAAGTCGGCAAGGTTCATTCGTCACCCGTAGCCCGTGGAAAGTCGGGCGGCCGGTCGGGCAAGGAACCGACCGCCCGTGAACCGCGAGGGTTCAGTATTGCTTGATGACCATGCAGGCGGCGAAGTTTGCGGTATCGGCTTCGAGCGCGATGCCGCAGACATTGCCGGTAGTGGTACCGGGCACTTCGATTTCGGCGCGACCTGCAGTGCCGATAGGACCGACAAGGGCGTCACCTGCGACGGTTGCGGCTGCGACGCTTGCAGAAGCGACATAGCCCGCAACAACCACGTCGACGCGCTCGTCGGCGGCTGCGGCTGCAAGGGCTACGCCCATCGCTGCAGCGTTGCCCTTCGTTGCGACGCCTGCGGCTTCGACCACATACAAGCAACGGTCGGCACCGGTCTTCGAGTTGTCGAGCGCAACCCAGTCGCCGGCGGCAATCGCACCGCCTGCGAGGAAGGTTTCGACCTGGCGACGGTTGCCGGTGTCGCCGGCTTCACCGCTCGAAAGGAACTGCACAAGAGAAGAGGTAGCCATATCAGGACTCCGCTTTCAGAAGAACACCGTGCGAAGCAAGGTGCCCGGTGACGAGCTGGATACGGCTGATGACTTGCGCGGCCTTCGTGGCCGTGCCGGGCACCGGCAACATATCGGAAACGGTGAAGAAGGCGTCGGTATCCGCGTAAAGCTGGAACTGCGACGAAGACAGCGCGAAGGCCGAAACGGCGTCGCCGGCTGCGTTGTTGTAGCCGAGCGTCGGTTCGACGTAGATTTTCGCACCGCGCCACATTGCGACCATGTCGCCGTCGAGCGATTCGCGGTTGGTTGCCGAAATGTACTGCACCGAAGACTGTTGCAATGCCTGGAAGGCGGCGAAGCACTTCGGCGACATGAAGAGCAGGTCGGGGAAGGTGCCGGCTGGGTTGTAGATTTGGCAGTTGATGAAGAGCTCGTCGAGGTCTTCAAGGCTGAGGGTACCGCCTGCGTCCTGAATCTGGTTGAACCAGTTCTCGCTTCTGTACGAAGTCTTCGCGAGACCGCCGACGACGTTCAACTGCGAACCAGTCGCGACGCCTTCGAGCCAGCCGGTAGTATCGGCGGCTGCAGTAGCGGTACCCATACCGTTCAGGGTCTGCAGGCTCGACAAAGTGTTGCCGCCGACGAACACGCGGGTCGACACTGCCTTGCGAAGTGCCAACATGACATTGTTCATTTTGGCTTCGAGAATGTTCACAACGGCGGTTTCGCCCTTGTTTGCAAGCTCTTCGACCGCCGACAGGATGATAGGCTGCGTGAAGTTGGAGTATTCGAACTTCGCGACCTGGAAGGGGTCGGTAACAGCCATCGAAACGGGTTCGAAGCCGTTGGTCAGCTCGGTCAACTGCGAATGGTCGCCGAAGATGACGGGTTGCTCGACCCGTGCACCGCCCGAAACGCGAATGAGGTTGCCGGACTGTTCGATAGCCCGAAAGAGCGGGTGCGCGAGGTAGCTGTTGTCGACGAGCTTGTCGCGCAGAAGCTGCAACGTCGTCGAAAGAACTGAGGTAGGGGGAGCCATTACGAAGGCCTCCGAAGTCGATAGGTTGACGGTGTTGGGGCGTCATCCGGTAGGACTGCCGAGCGTTCGCAAGACTCCCGCTATGCGGGGTGGTCTGCTATTGCGCTACCTTAGCGCATTTTACCGACCTGCGGCAAGTTGCTTCGCAAGTGCGAGAATATCGCCCGACGACATCTTCTTTAGGTCGCGGCCCGAAGGGCGCACGGGTGCACCGCCTTTGCGGGGCATGCCGGTACCGCGCACGGCGGCTTCGCGACGGGCGGCCCGTTCGGCCTGGTTGCGTTGCTTGTCTTCGGCGGCCCGATGTCGTGCCCGTCGGCCTTGCACCGCGTAATAGGCCGTTTCCAAGTCGAGCGACGGCGACGCTTCGAGCGCTTGTTGCACTTCGGCCCGCAGCTCGGTGTCGGTCTCAAAGTCCGGGTGCGACTGCAAGAACCCTTGGTACGCTTCTTCGGCCGCCATGAGCTCGTATTCTTGTTGCATCGGCTGCAACACGTCTTGCAAGCGCTTCGCGACTTCGGCTTCGATGCGTGCCTGTACGCTCGCCTCGTTGAACGGGTCGAAGTCACCGACGTCTTCGGGCGGTGCAATCTTCCGCGCGCCCCGTTGCAAGGCTTCGCGCTCTCGAAGCATCTCTTTACGGGTCTTCGCAAGCTCTTGCGTCTTGCGCGTATAGTCGCCCTGCATTTCCCGCATGAGCTTTGCAGCCTGCGGCGAAATCGCTTCGACCTTCGCGAGCTCGTCGGCCCATGACGGCCGCTTCGTCTCGACGGGCGCTTCGACCTGGTCGGCCGCTTGGCCTTGCGATTCGACGGCCGCTTCGGGTGCGTCGGGTGCGTCGGGTACGGTGACCGCTTCGACGGCCGCTTCGGGTGCGCTTGTCTGTTCCATTGTTTGCCCTCTGTCGTGATTATTTCGCCAAGTACAACGGCGTGCCTTGCCCGCTGTACCAAGCCGGGTTGTAGCCGGGTCCGAGCGGAAACTGGACCGGCTTGCCGAAGAACGTCTTGCCGAGCTCGAGCGTCGAGACGCCGCGAATTCGCGAGACGATAAAGGTACGCCAT